ACTGCTGATTTGTACATCAAACTGGGTCGTGGTGTATGCACCACCGTCCACAAGGACTCCGGGATACGATAATCCAGGTATGTAACTGGTAAGGTCTACGTTACCGCGCTGACTGATCACTCGATCTATGGCATTGGTTATGCTGCTGCTAGGTATCGCTGTGAGATTGGACACAGGGAATGTGATATTGGCATCAATGACTGATGTGTTGTTTACAAAATACACAGTATTGTTGTTGACCACATAACTGTTGGCCACTAGACTTTGTCCTACATTTGCCGATGTGATTGAATTCCAGAACACAAAAACGTTTGAAGAATCGTAATTGTATCTGTCAAACACCATAATGGTGTCAAGAGATCTTACTAGGTTGTAGCCCGAGTTGTTGTCTAGATACACCTGCTTCATGACCGGGTAGGCCACAGCGCCTGTGCCTATACCATTGATGTTTATGGTCGGAAGAGAAGTATAGCCCGAGCCGCCGGCTTCCACAAATATTTCAGTAATAGCACCGTTGAGTAAGTGGCTTACATAGGCCTTTGCACCGGTGCCACCGCCACCAGTTATGGTTACTTCTGTTCCAGCAGTATATCCAGACCCACCGTTTTCTACTATGATGCCAACTAGACTATAGGTATGATTTTGGTACCACTGACTGTACACACTGCCCGATGCACTGAGCAGATTAGCATCGTAGGGTTGAGTTCCTGTTGGGCTTCGATATACCTTGAGGTTGGAGTCCCAGTAGGGCTGCAGGTCAAAGTCTGTGATATCTGCACCGTATGGATCCAGCTTTTGATAATCAATCACAAACTCACGCAACTTGGTTCTGTAGGGCTTGACTTCACTCACATAGTCCAGATAGAAGTTTTGATTATCGGGTATGTACACCGGAAACTGTTCTAGCTTGCGTAGGTACTGAGTACTAGACAAGAAACTGGTTTTGAATGCCCATTCAATGTTGTGTTGTTCTGTGAGTGCATACTTCAACATGTAGAAGAACAACGAGTTGAAGTTGGCAGCCCAATCGTCAATCAAGAGGTCGTTCTGTACTGCGGTCAGTATGTAGCGCAGTTCTGTAACCGGCACAGTGCCTGTTGAAATTTGTATGGTACCATTTTGTATGCCCACCAGATTCTTGTTCAAGGAACTGTCTATATAATACAGCGCAAAGTGTCCGTCTCCATTGTCTAATACCTTGATCAATGTGCCTGCTGCTAGCGCAAGCTGACCCAGCTCCAAACGGTTGGCAACTGTGATGTTGGGCACGGTAGTTGCATTATACCCTGTGTCATACCAGTCTACCAGGTTCCAGTAAAGACTGGTTCGGTAACTTTGTACACGAGCCGGTGTTGATCCAAATGCTGTACCAGACCAGGTATAAATGGTCCATCGTCCTTGGTAGTGTGTGTTATTCTTGACCAGGACGCCTTGGCCTGATGCAAGGCCATTGGTGTCAATGTAACCCAACTGCTCAACAGTGTCAACAACAGCACTGTAGACACCACTGCCTGCTGGAGGTATTGGCTCTTGACTGTTCAAGGTTGTTAGACTACGACGCTCCACTATGGGATATGATTGTAACACAGGATTCACATAGTCCAGGTAGTTTGCTAGTGCCATTGTAGGATTGACAAACATGCTTTGTCGCGGACGTATGCTAATACCATAAGCCTGAGCTGGACTCAAGGCCGGGTCGGGCACGGGATTGCCTGCTACATCTTGCTGTGTGAGACTGTCTGTTAGTTTGGACAATATAGCAGACGGAACATGGCTAGCAGGGTTGTTTTCTTGTACCAGTGTGTATTCACTGTGCAACAATCCAGCATCGGTGCTTTGCAAGCCAACCTCTAGAACAGTATTTGTTCCTGTGATCATGCCAGATACATTGTAAATAGCCATAGAATCGTTACGCAAAGGTATCATGTAAGGAATACCTTGGCTGGCAGGATCTTGAATCGCGCTCACAATGTTTATGACACTGTTACGTTTGCCTTTCAACACTTGATCATATGCTGTGACCCAAAAATAGTACTTGACACCCACTGTGCCGGATGCATTCACATAACTATAGGTGCTATAAAAGCTATCATCGGCATGCAAAGGTACGCCCGAGTTGGTCTCGGACCATTTGCTGGGCAGTACTGAACTCTCTACCCACTGATACACATCAATGCTGCTGCCTGGAAATACTCGTCCCCAATTGGTCAATCGATAGATCAGCTGATCCTGTTCGTAATCAAGGTACCGGAGGTTGGTGGTATTCCACCAAATTCTGCCAACCTGCTGTGGACCCCATGACATACCAGGCATGCTGGACTGATTTGTATACACAGCAGGATCTGCTGTGCGTTTGTAATCTATGTCTTGATCCACTGCGTGCAGTATCTTGCCTTTGACTGGATCAACAAAGTCAAGCGTGGTCAGGATATTGTTGTCGTGCTTGTTGTACAAGAAAGTTCTGCTGATGGTATCTGTGTCCACTCTGGGTTGTTGCTGTCTTGTAACAGCCCAAGTTGGGCTTTGTGTGGGATTTTCAAATATGTAAGTTTTTCCAGAGTTTGTAGAGGCACCCGGTGAGCCCACCACTATTAGTCCACGGGTCACATCTATGCCAGCGCCAAATCGATCGCCACTGTGGAGGCTGGATCCAACTGACATTTCTAGGTCCTGTGCAAGACTGTAAACACCTATGTTGCCTGACTGCTGTGCATTAAACAAAGGCTCATAAATGTAAACAGCTCCGCTGTTGCCAATGGCATCCAAGAAACGAGTACTGCCTTCGTCAATGGTCAGTGTGCCGTGATCAAACACTGTGGGTTCTGTAGATGCACTACCGGCACTGCTTACTGCTAGCACTTTTGCATCTGCGCTGATGCTGAGACCACTACCAAAACTGCCCACAGCCTGATTGGGGTGTGATATGGAAGCTGTGCGTTGATACTGACTGCCTACTAGGCTCCATCTTTCTACAAGTCCATTCACATAACCCGAGCTGGTGCTGCCTGGCGCACCCACAAACAAATTTCCGCCTGTGCTGTCGATGGCCAGTGCTGATCCAAATCCTGCAGATTTGTTTGGGGCTTGTGCCACTATAGTCTGACTCAAATTGAATGTTGACCCAGATCTGGTGTATACATAAACATTGCCGGCACCGGTTACGGTATTGTTGGCAGTGGGTGCACCAATGACCACAATTGATCCATCGGCTGTGGTCTTTACCATTCCGCCCACGTTGCCTGTGCCTGTGCCAATGGTTGCTACCCGGGTGTAGTTGGCCGCAGCAGGTGTCGCGGTGTAGTATACTTGTACAGCATTACTACCTGGCTCACCTATGTAAAGCCAGTTGGCTGCCGAACTCATGGCCATGCTGGTTCCGAAACGTCCACCCACGTTACCAGTGCTCAATGTCTGCGACAGAGAGGCCGACGAATTGGTGTAAGTGTACACATGTACTGTGCCAGCACCAGAGGCTCCCACAGCCAGCAAATTGCCCTGTGTTTCAATACTGCAACCAAAATTTTGATCTGCACTTGTCACAGTCCAATTGCGGCCAAATACCGAAGCTGTGTTTGCAAATGCTTGCACAGTACCCGACTGTCCCACAAATACAGTGTTTTGATCGCTGCTGATTCTTGTGCTTTGTCCAAAACGAGCATTGGCGGTGACCACGTTGGCTGTGGTTGATTCAGTTTCTGTCCACGGACGATTGTAAGTGTAAACAGACCAGCCCGATCCAGTGTTATCTATCCACACACGATCATTTGTCCTCCATCCGGTCAGTGGTACAATACGATTAACTCCAGTGAGATCACTGATCCTCATGCTAACCAACTTGTATAATATACCCGAGCTGGAGGTCAATGGGCTGCTTTTTTGTAGGTACGTGAGATCTTTGGCCGAAACGTTTTTCAACGTGATCAAAATTGCTGTAGAATTGAGTACTTGTTTTACTGCGTATACTCCGTTAAAGTTGCCGTACACAGTAACAAAATCATTGATTGTGACAAGATCGCCGGTTGCTAACCCGTGTGCACCGGTAAAGTTAATCTGAGCTGTGGTATTGCTCACATAAGTTATAGCGAAAGGTTGTACACTGGTTTCGCATAAGCGAAATACATTCCAATTGCCGTGATTGTCACGAGCTGTCCAAATTTTGTGTCCTAGGCCTGCATTTAACACATCAGACAAAGAAGCCTGGTTGATGTCAAAAATTGTGCTGTCAATATCGGCCAGGTTCACATAGCCCGCTGTGGGTAAATCTGTGGTATGGTTATACACAGATCTATTGTTGTAAAGCACAGTGCTGACATTGGCCAAATTGCTGCTGTTATACAGGTTTGCCGACGACAAATCCACTATGATGTTGCCAGCCTGGAATTGCGAACTGTAAGTAAATGCCACCGGGTTGGTATTGAACACACTTTGATCTAGTTCAAAGTCTCTGTATTGATTGCTATTGACATCTCCATACTGTCCAACTTTTAATGCCCACTCTTCGTAGATAGATATGTTGCCGCTTACATTGTTGAACGCGGTATTGGTCAAGGCAGTAAAACTGTTCTGTGTACCTTTTTGTTTGATATAGCCTTGGTAAAACTTGATTTGGTTGGGAATACTAATCCCCAAGTCACTGAGATACGGTCTCTCTCGAAACCCTATCAGTCCACCGCTCAACAGTTGAGTGGTTTTTTCACTAGGAGGATTGTCTACGTCGTAGAAATTCACAAACTGTTGTGCACTATGACCAAAGTTTGGCACCAGGCGTGGTTCAATTTCTGTACGATTTATTAGAGTCCATTTGGTGAGATCAAATTTTGCTGCGCCCGACAAATCTTCTTTGGCTGCATAGTAGGCTCCGTTAAATGACACAACGTCGCCCACTCGATAGTCGGTGTAAAGAGTCCATGTTGTGGGCACAATATTTTTGTACACATAGCCCGGAGCATCTAACAATCCAGTCCAATTTCCAGTCTTGTGGCCGGTTATACGAAGTCGGTACTGTCTACTGCCCTGACTGGGCATGTATAGTATATCACCAAAGCTGTCGACATTGTCAAATATCAGATTGTGTTCGTAAAGAACACCATAGAATTTGGCCAAGCCAATTCTGCTACCGTTTTGAATTTGCAAGGTAAACGTGTTAACGGCCCCAGTGGACTGTGCTCGTGTCACAGTGAAATGATTGCTGTTGACAGGTATAAAATTTTGATCCAATAACAAATTGCTATTGCTTTGGTTGTTTATAGCGCCCACTGTTTTGTAAGGAGAATTCACAGTGATAGTATCAACAGTTGGACCTAGTACCAGCACAGTACCTAGGGGCCAACCCTGCTGACTCCATGTCATGAACTCCAACATGCTTAGTGTGAAATCTCTTTGTTGTTGCAAGTCAGTGTCATAGTCACCAAATACCATGCCTGCTGTGCGCAGGTAAGATTGGTATCCCGACAAAAAGTCTATCACTTGTTGCACAGTACCAAATGTTGTCCCGTACGGTACCGAGAATACTCCACCGGCGTCCTGATATACCTTGGCACTAACTCCCCCAGCTGTAATGGTACCAAAGTTGTTGTTGGCAACGGGCAAACTGATCAAAAAGTAAGGATTGGTTAAATCATACCCCCGTACGCTATATCCATTGGTGGCCATTTCTACTACTACAGCACTGTAGGTCAAAATGGGCTTTAATCTGCTTTGATTCAAGAATATGTCGTAGTTCTCGTCGGGGATAACCACACTGGAGTTGGTGCTGCCAGGGCTAGTTTGCTCTGCGTACACAGTTAAAAGATTTTTGTCAGTGAACCCCGACATCTTGTAGTTAAGTTGCACAGAAAGATTCTGAAACACATTCAAAATCAAAGTTGCCGGATCTATTCCGCGATTTTTTGCATAATCACCTATCCAGTTAATGTAACCGCTGGTTCTTGTTACTGAACCAGTAGAGCTGGCTCCATTTATCTGGACCAGAGACGGTTGTAGTCTACGATTCTGGCTGTCAGAAAATTGCCCAGTGACTGGATTTTGTCGAAATCTACTAGAATCCATGTTCACAGAAAAATACTGTGCAGTTTTGGTCAGTGCCAGTGCACGTTGTACAGCAAAAGGATAATCACTGCTGCGGCGCCAGGCCAACTCGGCTGGACCCACATTTCCAAATGCCCAATTGTATCCAAACGTAGAAGAATTGCTCTTGCCCACTAGGCCAATGCTGATAGGAGGTATGAGATTCCCTGCGGCATCAACTGGGACGTACTTTTGAAGACCGGGTCTAGCAAAACGACTGTCGGTATAAGGATTGCCGTTATTCCACACATAGCCTGCTTCAAGATCTTGCCAAAGCAGTCGGTTGCCCCCGGTGTAAGGGGCAGGACCGTATCGTTTTTTCCACCAGTCTGGTTCGTTGGCAAATCCCAACATTTCCCAAGCCGCTGTATTGGGACGATCGGTATCATACCAGTACAGATAAACAGCTCTCCAACTGCCCTGCAGATAAGATCCGTCAATGGCATCTGTGGTGCCACTGTAATTGTAACTAAATGGGTTATTGAAGTTGTAGTAACTGTTGGTGGTAAAATCTACGTTGTTGCTGCTAGACCACTTTAAAAAACTGTGCCCGGTCAGCTGATTCCAAAGAGTACGAGTAAATCCTGTGGTTCTAAATCTTCCAGGCTGTGCAGAGTACACGCTGAATGCACCAGTGTACTGAGACTTGATATTGTTGTAAATTCTTTTTTCTAGTTCCAACAAAAAACTGTCTCTATGATCATTAAATGCAGGTGTCAGGCTGCCGTCATGTCCTCTTATGACCATGGTAGGAGTTTGTAAACTGGTATCTAGATATAGAGCCGGCTGATAGCTGGGATAGAGTCCCAACTTGCTAGGGGTTTCTGGCACGTAGTTGCCGTCGGTACTGGCATAATCTTTGATTACCAGTTGATCACCCACTGCCAATGCGGCAGAAACAATCACGCTAGGACTCAGGGTGTCAAACACATAATCTGCGCCCAGTGTTAACTGTTTACCGTTAAGGTAAATCAGAACCGCACGATTACTCAATGTGGTTGTACTAAAGGTTCCGTTTATTTCGTAATGTGTTTGTCTTGCATTTACTATTTTGTAAGTTGTGGTGTTGTAGCTTTTGCCTTGTGGCACCATGTCCGAGTAATACCAAGCAAAGTCAGAATTCTTGGCTCCGCTAATGGACTGCATGACCAGGTCGACTCCACCAACAGGATCTGAGAAATCAAGAGTAGCCAAAGTGGTACACAATGTCAAGAATTTGCTCTTGAATTTTTGATACTCGCTGCTGGCCAGTTCAAGACTGTTTACAAAATCCAAGTCAGGATTAGTCAAGAACGTGATTGGATACACCAGAGAGCCTTGATGTTGGCTGATGGTTCCGCCTTGTTGTTTCACGTACTGATCTTGTGTGGTAACAGTACTGGTAACATTTTTCAGCATCTGGTTGTAGTGGCCGCGCAGTTGCCCCAGCGTCAGCTGAGAAAAATTTTCATTCAATGGATTGCGATCTAGGTTTGACGGACACTCGTAGTAGCCAAGACCACTGACACCAAGATTGCTAAACACCTCTACGTCAAATTTGGTACCCACTGCCGGCAATGTGCTGTATAAAAACACTATCACATGAAATTGACCGTAGTTGGTCAACACATAGTCAACAT